ACAACATCTCCTTCGCCTGTATCCCGCCCTCAATCATTAAAATAGTTTTTGTTTCTTCTTCTAATACTTTTTGTGCTTGATTTCTAGTCTCAACGTGTTTTGCTAGTTCTTCTTTCCATTGAACTAACTGTTTTTCGATAATTGCTTTCATAAATTAAACAATAGTAAGAGTTTCTCCTGCTCCTACAGTAACAGTAACACCGCTATCTATAGTGATCGGACCAGCAGACATGGCATTTTTGCCGTTAGTAATAGTATAGTCAGTCGTTACATTCTGACCATTTTCGTAAAATATTTCATCAGATCCACCACCTGTAGCTCCAGCCGATATTCCTGTTAATGCAGACCCATCACCAGAAAATGCAGTTGCAGTCAATGTGCCATTTGATGAATTAAAGGCTAAATTAGATCCACTTTTAGGGGCTAAGTTACCAGTTGCAGCAGTAGCAAACAAAGGAAAACAAGTAGTATCAGAAGATTCGTCAGCTACAGTTACAGTTGTTGCGATAGCAGCAGTACCAGAGGTATCTTGGTTTCCAGCAGTATTTACACCAGGAAGGTTTATATTTGCCGTGCCATCAAACGATACTCCACCAATGTTTCGTGCAGTTTCAAGAGCCGTTGCAGTAGCAGCATTTCCTGTAGTGTCTTGATTTAACGTGCCAACGACAAAATCTATAGTGCCATCGCTATCTTGGTACGTTACTGTTATGCCTGTTTCAGTATTACCAGTAAGCATACCTCCAACAATATCTTGAACTTGCTCATTGGTTAGAGTTGCGGTTATGTAGCCAGCACCATTGGTAATTGCATTATTGTTCAGAGATATATTAGCCGTACCGTCAAACGAAACCCCTGCAATAGTTCTTGCTGTTTCTAAAGCTGTAGCTGTTGCAGCGTTTCCAGTTGTATCTTGATTTAAAGTTGCTACTCTAGCTGCTGCAATAGTTCCAGAAGCAATATTACTTCCATTCAAATTAGTAAGTGCAGATCCGTTGAGTGCTGGTAATGTAGACGGAAATCTTGCATCAGGTACAGTTCCTTCTCCAAGATCATTAGCATCAAGTGAAGCATATTCTGCTTGACCTATCGCAGTCGAACCCGATCCAGAAATACTTTTTATTTTTAAATATTTATCAGCAGCAATTTGATTATCTGGAAAAATTAACGTGTAAGATTGTCCTGCACTATGAGCAGGTGAAGCTAATATTATTCCGTGACTTTGTGCAGAGCAGTTTAGTTGTAATTTACCATCATTACCTCCAGCACCTCTAACTTCAACAACTCCAGTACCATTTGGTTCGATCTTTACATTACCATTGCTCGTTGCTGTGGTTATTTTGCTTGACTGAACATCTAAATCACCTCCAAGTTGAGGAGAGGTATCACTGACAATATCAGCTAAATATCCTGCACCATTAGTTATAGCGTTATTATTGAGTGATATATTTGCAGAACCGTCAAAAGAAACACCAGCTATTGTTCTTGCCGTAGCTAATGTTGCTGCTGTAGAAGCTGCAATTCCAAGAGCATCTATATCTGATTTTGTTTGATCTGCGGTGGCTCCACTCTCTATGCCATCAAGTTTCGTACCATCAGCAGCTACATCTCTACCATCAACTGTTCCTGATACTGCAATATTTCCTGTAACAGTAGCCCCACCTTCAGCTTCAAGTTCAGTTCCATTTATTAATTTAAATGCTGTACTTGTAAATCTTGCTGTAATTACATTTGAACCAGCTTTTCTATGTGCAAATTCAATAATTCCGTCTTCCGTACCAGAACTGGCATCACTAATCTTTCCTGTTATCTTTGCATACACTTCTTTGCTGCCATCATCACTTTCACCAGTAAATTTAAGTTGACCTAAATAATCTGAATCTGCTGGTGATGAGCTATTTCTGTAAAGTTCAAATTCTGGAGCAGCAGAACTACCAGCATCAGTCGAAGTAAGTGTTAAATTACCCGTTCCAGTTATATCTGAAGTAAAAGCTGGTGATATTTTTGATCCATCTATTGCTGCACTTGAATTTATATCAGCATTTACGATAGTTCCATCGGCTATCTTGGCAGAGGTTACAACTCCACTATCAATAGTAAACGTACCACCATTACTGCTAACTGTTATATCTCCTTTGTCTCCATCAGAAATGCCTATCGGAACTACTGAACCACCATCATTCTTTGTAAAAAGTAAGGCTGTATCAGTTCTTATAGCTAATTCGCCAACAGAAAGATCAGATGTACCTGGATCGCTACCAGAACCTCTTTTTAATTTAATTGTGTTAGCCATTGTTCGACCTCCTGATGGTTAAATTTAGTATGTTCCTCCATCTATATCAAAACTAGAGGCACTTTCATCTTCTAAAAATGTAACTAGATCAGATAATGCAACCTGTTTCATGGTTCCTGCATCGTTCATTACTAGACGATCTGCTGCTGCTAAAGTAGTAGATGTTGCAGCAGTATCTCCGTCCATAATGTTCAGTTCAGAAGTCGATACTGTCGCTCCATCGAGAATAGCCACTTCAGTTGAAGTCAAAGCTGCTAAAGCAGCAGAAGCACCAGATTGACAGCCAGATAAATTAGCTAAATCTGCATCATACGCTTGAACGTTAGTGCCGATAGCAAGTCCTAAAGCAGTTCTAGCTGCACTTGCACTTGTAGCACCCGTTCCACCATCGCCAATCGCAAGTGTTCCTGTTATAGAACTAGCAGCAAGATCAACAGCAATTTCAGTAGATTCAATAACAAGTCCACCATTAGCCTTCAAATCAACACTCAATTCATTACCAGATTTATCTAATCCATCACCAGCAGTTACGTTACCGCTAGAAGAAAATGTACTGAATGATAAATTATTTGTTCCTACAACAGCAGATCCTTTATTAGATGTACAAACAAATCCAATATCAGCATTAGTTGATCCCTGCTCAACAAAAGAAAACGCACCAGCAGCATCAGCCCCTGTAGCTAAATCATCAGCCCTTGCTGGTGTGTCTCCAACAACATAGATACCATTTTGTGTGGCTGTGCTCTGATCTTTAACAAGAACTCTGTCTCCATTTGCAAGAGTTACTCCGTCAATAGAATCACCACTATTAAGAGCAGTTGCAATAGTAATATTTGCTGTTGTAGCTGCAACACAACTTCCTTTTACATCTAATCCTTCACTAACAGAATCTACATATCCTTTAGTTGCAAAATGAGCATCAGCAGTGGGTGTAACTCCAGAAACAGTACTTGTTGCACTAGCTAATTGGTCAAGTCTATTTGTTCTTACTTGTGTATCAAAATCACTAATTTTAGATGCTGTTAATGTTGGAATATCTGCGACAACAAGTGATCTAAATGTAGGTGCAGCGTCACTACCTGTTGTTGGTCCTGATAATACTAAATTAGCTCCTCTTACTGTTGCCTTATCAAAAAATGCTCCCTTACCACCTATAGCTTCAATAGATGTAGCAGATCCTCCTGCTCCTCCTGTTCCTTTACCAATAACTAATACTTCATCACCTTCTCTAAATGCTATCTCTGCATTTTCTAATGACGTTGGGTTTGACGATCCAGTAGATCTTTTTATTCTAATTGTATTAGCCATCAGAAATTACCTCCATCGACAAGTGTTAATTTAGTTGTTGTGTTGTCTGCTTTAAATGTATCAGAAGCAGCGTGATAATACAGCACAGCATTATCAACTTTTCCAGAAACATCAAAAGTTAGACCAGCAATAGATCCTGCTGGACCTTGTGGACCCTGTGTTGTGATCTCAACTGTAGTTACATCAGAAACCTGTGAAACTACAACTTGATTAGGATTGCTCATGCTGTGTAACCCTCACTTATAAATAGTTTACCCTCTAAATAATAGTTTTTGCTACCACCAGGTTCTGTTAATAATACGTCATAAAATAAAATATCTGGAGTAAAAGTCGCAGTATCAGTATCAGATAGAGAAATATCTACGATTCCGTTGGTTCTATCTGTATAAGCCACTGTCCAATCTGCATACTTCGTGGAACGTGATTCATCGTAAACCTGTGCAGCCACAGTATATCCAGTTAAATTTATTGCCGATCCAGTAGAATCTTTAAATGTCAATTTAATAGGAAAGTCTGCTCTCCTATCAACAGTAAAGTTTTTCTTGCCTGGAATTATTGCCATTATGCTGTTACTTCATAAAGGGTCATGGTGCTAATAGCTCTTGAATTATAGACAAAACCATTATCAGCATCATTCAATGCTCTATTTAAATAAACTGGATAGCTTGTGTTACTTTCGCCAGCAGTTTGTAATTTATAAGTCGTTGCACTTGTAGTTGCAGGGCTATCTAAAAAAGTAAAATGATAACTACCACAATGGTTTCCGTTATAAATACTGCTTCCATACATTCTAAAACCAGTTCGCATTCTGTTGCTATCTGCATCACCTATACCAATATCTGTGCTGCCTCTTAAAACTTTTCCAATAATAGTTCCTGCATTTTGATGTATAGCACCTATTCCAACCACTATTAATACTTTATTGCTATTGCTAGATGGAGTAATAGTACAGTTAAATCCAGGCATATCAGTATAAGTGTCGGAATTAGCGGTATATGATTTAGTGTCAGTTAAAACTGTTTGAACGCATTGTATTATTCCACCATTGGAACCAGCTGGTAAACCACCGACAGGAACGATTGAATTTACTTTAAGTTGGCTCATAATTAACTAGGCTTTGGGTTGTCTGATTTTACTTTGGCAATAGCATCTTTCCATGTTGTAGTGCCATTGACGCTATCCCAATATTGCATATCCATTTGTTCTTCGATTGACGGGTAAGCTACTTCTCTTTTTTCTTTGTACTCATTTTCATTTTTCCAAGCTGTAAAAGCAGCATTTAATTCATCATCAGAAGGTTGAGAATCCTTATTACTGGAATCCCATTCAATAATTTGATGAGGTGGAGGTGTCTGATCTAATCTGTAAAAATTTGCATTTTTACCAAGTTTCAGTAAAGCTAAATTTATGTCTGTATCTGAGTTAATTGCCATCATTAAGTCTCCTTGAAAATTTCAATAATTGCGTAAAAGTTGTCAGCGAAAGTGCTAGCAATTCCAAAACCACCTGAGTTGTCAACAGCAGCCCTTGTTCTCAACTCAAAAGCTTTTGCTCCTGATATTGTAAATCTTGCACTACCCGAAAGTTGAAGGGCATGACTACTACTATTTCTTGCATAAACAGGGCAAGAAAAAGAATTACTTACATCTGCTCCATCAGTTACGTTATAAAGTTTAGTAACACCGCTATTTGAATGATAAATAATTGATTTATGTACAACAAAATATGATCCTGCCTGTAAAGTAAATTGATTGCTACTTATAGAAACGATACCATCAGGGTCTGAAAATTCAGTTTGTAAATCATGTGTTCGCCAATCGCCAGATGTTAATGACCCTCCTGCTGTAGACCCATCTTTTTTATCGCCAATTAATGCGTAGCTTTGAAAGATGCCGACACCATTAATATCAGTGCCACCAGAAGTATTCGTAATACTATTAACTTTTAATGTACTCATGGCTTGGGATTAGCGTCTTTTACAGCTTTAATATGAGTTGCCCATGTACCTGATGTCGTGACAGTTCCAGCAACTATATCTTTATATAACATATCTAACTGATCTCCTATAGAAGCATATGTAGTCGACCCATTAGTTGTTCTATCTGTCTTGTACTTAACAGCAGCAGCTTCAGCATCTAAAGTAGCTCTCGCACTGTCAATCTTGCTTTGGTCGAGACTTACTGAATTACCGCTTGCATCAAAAGCTCCTGCACTATCATCAATAGAAACTACAGTTCCCGCATATGCTTTGTAAATTGCTTCGTGATCTAAGGCCATAATCAGTTTTTAATTAGATTATACATGGAAGTAATCATGCTGACACCTCCATGGCTATTATTGTTGATAGATTTCTTTGTCCATAAGTAGCACTATTAGAATCATCTGTTGACCCATTGATGCGAATATTTATACCTTGCGTGTGCGCAACTTGTACTTTATATGTGAGTTGACTTGTAGAAGATGGAGTATCCAAAAAATTTATGCCTACATTTTGTGCAAAAATACTGCCATTGCCTTGTATACCAGTTGTACATCTTTGCCTACTTCCATCAGCAGCACCTCTAGCAATATCTGTTGAATCTCTTACTAATTGCATCCTTCCTCCATAATGGTTTCCACTTGCTGTAACAATAGCATTTAAATAAACAAGTACTAATACTTTGCTTGAAGTAGATGTTGGTGTAATAGAAACTGATAAACCAGTTACATCTACATTGCTTGTACTTGTTGTTGTGAAAACATCGCCTTTAGTTGCTTGAACAGTTTGAATTATCCCACCACCACCGCCTGTTGGTACACCTGATACTGGAATTATGCTGTTGACTTTAAGTTGACTCATAATTTAAACGACTGTCCAGGTTTCACCAGCACCAACTGTAACTGTTACCCCTGATTGTATAGTAATCGGACCAAAGCTGCCAGCATTTTGTCCATTAGTAATAGTATAACTCTGAGTTACTGTTTGGTCGTTTTCCCAAAAGATATTGTCACTTCCAGCACCTTGAGCACCTGCTCCAGCAGCAGCCCAACTTAACGTTCCAGATGCGTCAGATACAAGAGCATAACCAGAAACAGAAGCATCGGTAGCTGGTAAAGTCCATACAACATTAGAAGAAACTGTGGCTGGCGCTTGAAAACCTACATAATTACTACTATCCGCATCAGCAAAACGTAAATCACTTTGAGCTTGTAATGTTATACCACTCGAATCCATTATTAATCTTTCTGTTCCACTAGAAGAAAACCCCATTACATTTGCAGACTTTCTAAATAATCCTAAATCTGTATCTGTATCAAAACTTATTGCAGGAGCAGAAGCATTTCCAGCATCATCAGCAAGAAAAGCACCTGTCATTGTGCCACCAGCCTTAGACAGTAAACCTAAGTTAGCTTGATCTATATTTCCTATTTCAGTAAACGCACCATTACTTGAGTTTCTTATTTTTAAAATATTTGTAGTGGTATTTAAAAAAGGCATACCAGCTACACATTGACTTGAAGCTAAGTCAGATGACTTTGAATTACTTGATTGGATCGCAGCAAAAACATTATTAAGATCAGTTCTTACATTCGCTCCAGAAGCATTTTCAATAGTGTAATTAGTTACGTCAGCCACAATTAAATACTATTTTTCTCCATGTTAACCTCCTTTGCCAAAACCAACAGCACTGTAGGTAAAGTTCCTATCAATACTAGCATTACTTGAGTTTTTAAAGTGAACTGTAAAGCCAGTTCCAGATATACTGCTAAGTTCAAAATAATCTCCTGATGCCATATTCTGTGGAGAGATATTAACAGAGGGTAAAAAACTATTAAGATTACCTAATCCAGACGTTCCAACGAAAAATGGTGCTGTAAATGTAACTGCTTTTGCTCCTGCTCCAGATGCTATAACAGATGATTGCTCAGTTCTTGATGGCATAGTTGCTGTATATCCTGCTTGCTGAAGATTCATATTCTGTGCTGTGTCTGCTGTGTCTATAGTAATTCTGAACTGAAATCCTCTACCTTTAAATGTTCCATTAGCAAAATCATTGAAAGATGTATATGTTGGAGAACTTGAAGGATTATCGGTTGTGGTTCGTACAGCCATCTTTGCGTTTACATCATTAGCAATAGTTCCATCAAAGTCTGTCCAAGTATCTATATTGTCTGTTCTGTTATCAAACTGATCTCCTGTATAAAAACCAACTCCTTGAAAATGTCTTTTTAAGACAAGTGAGAATGTACCACCAAGATCAAGAGTATCTACGAAATCATAAGTACCACTAGCATTTGCTGTTGGATCTGTAAGTTTTAACCCACCAAGAGTAGAGTCAAAAGTAAGATTTGATTTTGTTCCGTTATATGGTGTTCCATCAGTATCTTCTCTATCAGTTTTGACAGTAATAGAATCTAAAATATCAACAACAGATAAAGCTACACTTGTTGCATTAGCACTGAATCTACCGCCATCATCTTGAAATTTAAGAAGATAAGTTCCAGCTAAAGCTGGTGCAATTACTTCAGTTGCATTACCAGCTACAGCCTCAATTACATCTTGAGCAGATTGAAATGTAGCTGCACCACCTGTTTGATTTGTATGTCTTACATAAACACGACCACCATGCAAAACATCAATAGCAGTTGCTTGTGTGAATCTTAGTCTTACAAATTGTTCATTGATAGGCTCGATAGTAAGTCCAGAAACATCTTCTGGTAATGCTGTCTTACCTTGAGCAGTAAATGTTGTCTCTGTAAACTGAGATGATAAAGTTAATCCTGCATTGTAAGAAAATACTTGAATTGTATATACTCCTTTTACAGTATCTAAGATTTCAAAATCACTACTAAATACAACCTGAGAAACATAGTTGCCGTTTTCTATTTTGTAATTAACAAGATATTGAGTTACACCTTGAACTGGTTGCCAATCAACAATTAATTTACTTCTAGCGATACTATTTATAACAACTGTTTGTTCTGTAACTGTTAAGTTGCTAGGAGGAGATGCAGGAGCATTTAATACTGATATTGTTCTTGTAGGTAACGCAGTTCCATCTTCAATAAAAGCATATTTACCTTCGACATAAGATAAGGCTGTAATTACATAATTAATATCATCTTGTTCTTCAACTTGAATAACTCTAAATAATTGAGTTTGCAAAGTTGTACTAGATATTAGATAGGGTGCATTTACATTTGGTGCAGAAGAAAAAGCAGAACTTACTGTTAAAACTGCTCCTGTAATATCAGATATAATTTTAGATTCAACTGATCCATCAGATAAGATTACACTGATAGTTGGATTATCATTTAAAGCTGGTAAAGTTGTTTGTGCTTCTGCATCAATAGTAATTGTTGTAGTTGTTGCAGATACTACACGACCACCCCTTCTAGCTCCTGCCCTCACTGGATCGTTTATTTCAATTACAGAACCAGGTCTGACAACAATTCCTGCATCTATTGAAGTTGTAAAAGTGCAGGTTTCACTTTCATTCTGTTCAGCGAAGAGTATTGCACGGCCTAATCTTGCAGCTTGATTACGAGAAGTGCAAGCAAATGCTTTTACCTGTTTTACTATTGTTCCAAGTTTTGATATTGCAGTTGCATCTTCTACTACTTCAAAATCAACTTCTTTTGAATCCATGTTGAAGTAACTAACAGAAACAACAGAATGACGTTGTTTTAAACTACTCCCTTGATATGTAAATCCTGCTTCTCCTACATTAGCTAAATTAAATAAATAACTAGATGTAGTTGGTTTGTCTTGAGATATGGTTACAGAACCAGCAGACCATATTGGCATACATCTCATTACACCTGCAAGATCATTTATTGCTGCAAATGCTTCTTTAGGACTTTGAATATTTACGTTACAACTAAATCTAGCTTCTTTTGCACCTGATCCTGTTCCATCATCTACCTCTTCATTTGCATATTTACTTGCAGCTACAAAACTAAATAAATCTAAATTACTATCAGTAACATGATTTCCCAGCCCATACCTAGTATTTGTGAGCAAATCAAGTAAGCACATCGCAGGGCAGTTTGTATAAACAGCAGCACCCATAACACCATTGAATATATAGCCACTCGGATAAACAATTCTTCCAGTTGCATTGTCAACAGTAGGAGTGCCAGAACTAGATGCTCCTGCTCCAGGTATCCTTACTTTTACTCCTCTAATACGATATTTTCTTGTAGGTATTCGATTGAACTGTTTACTATCTAAACGAAGAGCAACATAAGCACTGTTAGCATAAGTAGAACTGTTATCTATAACCTCTTGAAGGCTAGTAAATTCAAAAGCATTTACTCTCTTAGCTTCTGTACTATCTGCTGTGACTCGAACTACTCTTACATCGACAGGAAAAGCACCAGTAACATTTATCCTATGATCTCTGGCATAAGCATCTGCTGTTCTACCACTAACGGAAGTGCTTATGATATCTGAATATCCACCAGAATTATATTGAACTTGTATTTTATATTCAACAGTATCTCCTCTTACATCTCCATCATCTTCAGCTACCTGTATTTGAGGCCAAGTCAAAGTAACAATAATTGCATCTACATCTGTATTTGTAACTTGTCTGGTTACAGGAGCAGATGTAGTTACAGTAACTCCGACACCAGTAGGTGATCTGCTTTCAGCAGGAATACCACTCATTGCAGTTTGGCTTGATGTTCCAAACTTAGATTTAAAGGTTACATCTTGAAAATTAAAATCAGTATCAGCAGGACTAGCACTTATAGCTGTTGAATTTAGTATTGGAGTATCATCAAGAAATACGTCTTTTAGACTTGCATTATCGTATGCAGTTGTACCCTTTGTAAGACCTTCTTTTGATGCACTAGCAAAACCTTCTATCTCGCCTTCAGATATTAAATCTTGAACTGTAGCAAAACTTCTACTATGTAAAGTATCAGGAGCACGATAAGGAGGTGGGGGTGGGGCAGGTGGACCTCCAGATCCTCTAATAAGTTTAGTTTCGTCTGTCATGCTTCTACCTGATTAGTGTCAATCGCTGCACTTATTACAACACTTCCTGTAAATATTTCACCATAAACTATTGGAACAGGAGTACCTGCTCTTGATGTATTCTGCACTCCACTAAAATTAAAAGATAATTGTGGATCTTCTTCAGAACTAAAATCTTGCGGTTCTGGCAAAGGAAATAACATATCACTAACACCAGATAACACTAATGCTCCACCAATACTTACTGCTGCTTTTGTTAGAAATCCTGCTTTAGCAAAAGATCCTGCACCTGTACCAAAAAATGCCTTTCCAAATTTCAATGTAGAACCTGGTGCTAAAAACGCCCCTGCAATTAATGCAGCACCCAATAATATTTTTCCCGTTCCTCTACCAGCACCACTAATAACTGGAATAAAATGTATATCTTCTTTACCAACAGGATAAGTTAATTCATTCTCATCAATATCATAATTACCAACTTTTACCTGATAATATTTAGGACTCATAAAACATTCTACTTCTGGAAAATTATGTATTAAAAAACTTACAGCTTGAGAAACACTATTTACTTTTATCTCGAACTCTTTATGTCCGATAAATTCTGCTAATTGTCCATATAGCTTTAACTTACGAAGCATAGCGATACCTCTTTCCTGTACATTTTAGCAACCATTCAGAGTAAGGCTCTCTACAAGATAGTCTATCTGTTAAATGATGAATAACATCTCCTTCAAAAAATAATGCTACATGATTTAAAGTTGGATGCAAAATACTCATCAATAAAACATCTCCATCTTCTAACTTTTCATCAGGTCTAAGTTCTCTAAAATTAGTTCGCCATGCACAATCTTCAAATAAAGGTTTATTGTTAAACTCTTCTAATGTAGTTGGTCTTTCCCAATCCCTAAGTTCAATATTTTTTTCTTCTTTATACCAATCTCTAACTAAACTCCAACAATCAGTTATACCCCATACCCATTGCCGACCCAATAAAGGTGGCTTGTATCCACAAGGCTCTAAATAAGCCCATTGTTCTGTTTTTGGATTAACAATATACCAAGGTAGATTACTGTCTTCACAACTAATTTTGTCTGCCTGACTAGGATTAGGAGGTGTTATTGGGTGACTATGAACAACACCTACTATTTCGCCAGTATTATCAGCCTTTACATAATCTTCTGGATCAATAATAAAACATTGATGTTCTGTCATCGACAGATTACGACAAGGATAATATCTCTCCTTACCTTTTATATTTAACAACAAACCACAAGATTCTTTAGGATCTTCTCTTTGAGCATGAAGTAGTGCTTTATATTTCCAACTCATCCTACAAACGTACCGATAGAAGGGAAAATCGACCGAGTAGCTTGACGACCTGGAATCCGAATCCCAGCAAGATCAGTAGGAGCAGCAAGTTCAAATTCAACAATATCTCTTGTCTCTGTTGATTTGCGATCAATTGAATACACTTCTTGAGGAAATTCTGCTGTGTTATCTGCTGTTGCATTAGTGCCATCAGCAAAATTAACAGCATCAATAAATTTAGCTAATGTTCTTATTCTTGTCACTGTAGCTCCTGTCAAATCATTACCAGTTGTTGTTTCATTTACAGATAGAAGTATTGATGAAATAAGTCCTGTAGCATTACTAATTGCTATTTTAGGTCTTGGTAATTGTCCACGTTGAAAAGCAAAACCTGTTGCTTGTATTGGGAATCTAAGGTATTCATTACCTGCCCATACTATTTTTCCATTAGCATTTAAATTACTACCAGCATGAAATCTATAAATTGTATTTGCACCATGTAATGCAGTAGATAGTTGAAGAGTAAATAGTTCAATAATCGCTGATGGATTAATAGATTGTAAATTACTAAATACTGCTGAATTTACTGACATTATGATGCTGGTTCAAATACTTCTCGAAAAGTGGCTTGAATTGTTGCTCTGTTGTTATAAGGTATTGATTTGCTCCAGTTTTCACAAACGAATTCAGAAGATGAACTTTCTCCAGGTGGAGTAAAAGTAAAGCTATCACTATCATTTGCTCTAGCATCTAAAAATGTTTCTATAGTATCTGCATCTGTTTCTGAGACATTAAAAGTAAAATTAAAAACTTTTGGATTTTGATGTTGTGCTAATCCAAATAAAATTCTATGTTCATAACCATCAGCAAATCTTATGGTACGAGTAAATGGTGCAGAACTTTTTTGTTGTCCATATGTAGGTTTTATTGAAGGAAATGTAGCCATTATGCAAGTAATCCTCCTGGTCTTTGTTGCTGTATTATTTCAGATTGTACAGCAGCAGAAATAAGAAGGCCAAGTTCTCTACCATCTTGTTCATCTCCTTCAACACCAGAACCAGAAGCATCTACATTAACTACTATATTTGTAGTTGCTGCACCAGTTTTTTCATTAGAAACTATTCTACCACCAGCATTTGGAACAAACATTTCTGGACCACGTTCTCCAACCATATAACTTTGACCAGCACTAACAGGACCACCATTAGCTCTTTTAAAGAAAGATCCAAAGCCAGGGATTGATTGAAGGAAAGCATTTACACCAAAATCAAGTAACTGTCTTTGAATTGATCCAAAGACACTTCGAGCTACATCACCTAAAGTTCTAGTTCCATTTATTGCACCTTCTAATGCATCTACAATTCCAGTTTCAATAGTAGCTGCAATGCCTTGATATAAGGCAAGTGTTTTTTCTAATGCATCTCTTAATTTAATATTGTCATCAATTTGTTTTAACATTTCTGGAGTCAAATCTTTTACTGCAATACCCATTTCTTTAGCAATACGTTTTTTCTCTCTTTCTACTTCAGCACCTAATCTACCTAGATTTATTTGATTTTCTAAATCAATATTTTGATCTCTGATTGCTTTTGTAGCCAAATCAAATTGATCATTCCTAAGTTGAGCCATTTCAAGTAATTTTCCCTCTGCAATTAATTCTTTTTCTATGGCTGCTATTCGACTTTTTAATATATTTCTTTTTGCTCTATTTTGTTTTGTACTTTTAATTCCTGATAATCGCTCTCTTAATGCATTTAATTCGTCAACTCTAGCACCACCTTGTCCTTCAGCTAAAGTTAATAACTCTGAATCTCTTTTTTGAGTTGCACCAGTAATCCCACCAGCCATATTTGCAAAAAATTTAAAAAATGGAGCTAGTGCAGCTTGCATTTTTGTCATTGCCAATTTGAAAGAGTTACCAAGAAGACGACTTGATTCTGCAAATTCTTTAAGATTTTTTACGCCATTTTCACCAATTGCTTGATTCATCTTTTCTGTAGCTGCTGCCAATGCAACGTGTCTACCTTCGGATTGTTCAAGTATTTTTAATCTTTCAGCTTCTACTGTTCCAGCTATTCCTAATGAAGTTGTAAGTTGTTCAATATTTGGATTCAATTCATTAAAAGCATTACCTAATGCATTAATATTTGTAACTAGTGTCGTAATTTGTTGAAGGACAGCAGTAGCAACAAGACCTCCTGCAAACCCTCCCATCTGACCACCAAACTTAGCTCCAACTCCACCACCTACAGCACCAAAAGCACCTCCAAGAAGTCCTTGTCCAAATAACAATGGAAATGCACCACTAACTAGTGCACTCGAAACTATATCACCCATACCACTACCACCACCTTTACCTTTTTTCTTACCAAACATTCCACCAATTCTGCTTGCTAAATCTCTATTTTTTTTCTGCATTTTATTATTTTTGTCTATTGCAGTAGTTTCTGAATTTATTGCTTTAACTTGTTTTTCTGTCGCTGCTATTGCTGCTTTATGTTCTTTAGTTCCAATTTTTAAATTATTTGCATATTCCTGTAAAGCTTCTGCTGCTGCCATTTGTTGATTAGCAGTTTTACCAAAGGCTCCTTTAGATTTGTTTACAGATTTGACAAGGTCTTCCATGTCTTTTCTGTATTTCTTTATTTGATTACGATCAGCTTTTCCTCCCTTACCCCCAACATTACGAGGATTCATTATGTCTATACCACGAATTTTATCTACACTTGCTGATAACTCATTTACTTTTGTCTTTAATCTATCAAGACCAGATTGCCCTTTTACCCTTAAATTAATATTTACACCATACTCTCCTGCCATTGGATTCGACCTAAAACCAAAACTTTATTTTAGTGTACCGCTTTTAGCGTTTTCTTGCTTGTGATTTATCTTTTGCATTTTGTATTGCTTTCTCTTCGTATTCTCTTTTTAATTCGTAATATGCTAACCAGTTTGTATATTCCTCTTTAGTTAATTTACTTGTAAGTTCTTGTACTGTCATTCCTAGTTCTGTTGCTAAGAAAAACATAAAAAACCAATCATTTCTAACTTTTTAAAGTTGCTTTCGCTTCCTCCACCTTATATTCATCAGCAGAACCTAGCATTGCTAATTGAATCTCTTGTAAAGTACCTGCATTTACTTCTCTTCTTAATGATGCTTTGTGACCATCTTGAAATAATCTTTTACCATCTTTATCTAATGCTTTTGTGATCATAAGATTTAACGCAAAATCTTCATTGGATCCATCTTCTCCAGATTTAGCAACAATTGATTCTCTTTCTGCAATCGTTAATGGATTCCAATAAATCTTCAAAATTGTTTCATCTCCATCTTTTAATTCATACAAATACTTTTGGCTAACACCAAATTTGTTCTTGAGAAGTTCAATAGCTTCCATACAATTATTTAAAGTTCTTATATTATACTAGGCATTAGCCGTAAATTGGCAAGATATTATACCGACAAAGTGACTCCTATCTTCAACATCTAATGGTGTAGGGCCATTTATGTCTCGTACTCTAGGTTTACAACTAAATGTATCTGTATATCCAGAAGCATTAACAGAAGTAAGGCCATCAATTACAGCTTCACACATTTCAGATAATGCTGATGTGCCTTTTGATTTAGGAACATATACATTACATTGAATAACACCAGAATAATAATCTGAAGCTGCACCTTGATTTTGTAAAGTTGATTGTTCAAAATCTAAACTCATGATTATGTATTTTTTAGTTTTTCCAGGAGATGTAAAATGAACATTGTCATAAACCATCAAAATAGTAGGATCTATATCTGATACTTTGTCTGTTACTGCTTTTTCAAAAGCTGCTCTTGTATTTACTAAAGTCATAATTAAAATTCAGTATATTTGATACCTACATTTCTTTGAGTCTTAGTTGATTTAGGAGAGTTATTAAATGTAGTACTACCTCCAAGAAATATTTTACCTTTATCTGTCATAGTCTCACTTATCATTTTTCCTAAAGAACCCTGTATAAACATTTGTAATTTACCACCTTCTAAAGCATATATAGAATACTTAGCTTTGTTACCAATATAAACTGGTCTTTTATAATTAAATGCTCTTTTTACAGGGTATCGTGGTTCTATTACTGGATTTTTAGGTCTATTTTCTTTAACAGAACTAGCAAGAAACATTCTTGTAGCTTCTCTTTTTATACCAGCCCAAGGTTGATGTTTTTGTATTAAATCATTTGCATTTATTGGGCTACTTTGAACTTTCCAGCTTGAAGCAAAAAATCCTGTATAAACAGGACTATGTTTTTTTGTAGATAATGTTCTATGTATTTTTTTTATAAGAGCATTAAAGTCTCTTGAAATATTTTTATCAAGATCGTTTGGTAAATCACGAAGTGTTCTTGCAACCATTAGAACCTCACTAATAATGTAAACAAATAAGTCTGACCACCTTTCTTTGTATCGATATCAACTATCTGTGCAACTCTATTAGAACCAGCAAAACTTAGTGTAATCTCATCATCTAAATCTGGTTGATTATCTCCAATCAAATCTGGAGTGATATACAACTTAGCCTCTCTCATTTCCTGTGCAGCTTCTTCTTCAGAACGAATAAAAGATATTGGTACTTTTATATCTGAATAAGTTGTATCTACAGTAATCTGTTCTCCTGTTTCTACGTTGTAACTAGATATTCCTTTTTTTGTATAAGTAATAGTGTGATCTAATGAATCACCCAAAGTTGCAACAACACTTTTTGCAACACTTTTAAATAATGAATCAAGTTGACCTGCCATTATCCTCTAACTACCCTCATTTGAAATGTTCCTGCTCCACCAAGCATATATGCTCCAAGGTAACTTTGTAGCCAAGGATATACATCCATAATATTGTTGATAGATCCAGTACCTTGACTTTCAGTATTATATTTAACTTGAAGATCCCCTAACTTAACTTCAGAAAAATTACCATCTTTACCAGTAGTACCAGTAATTGCACCAGTATCATTTGCCAAAGCTCTAGCTAATTCATATTGTGCATATTTGATATTGTTTGGAATAGTACTACAAGACAGTTCAACTCTATCTACCTGATAATTTGTTCTAGGAAACTTTAATGCTTGGTTTTCATCGCATCTATCTCCTTGAAATACGAAAGTATCAATCCATCTTGTAGCAGCTATTAATGATCTATTCTTCTGATCGTCTGTTTTGTTAGTCCAAGTTGAAGAATCTGGAACTGTTTCAAAATAACTATTAGCCTCTGTCAATGTGACATAGCTATTAGCAGTTTCACTTTTTATAGTTGCATTTATGGTAGCTGCCACGATAGATAAAGTAATTTAGTTTTATTGTAGCGTAAAGAAAAAACCCCACCAATAAATGATGAGGTTTCTGACCACTAATTTAATCTTAAGATAAATTAAGACTTTAGACCATTAGATAATGGTGTGTTCACAAAGATTTCAACCATAGGAATCTGGTCGATGTCATAAGTTACACCCCAGTTAGATCCAGTTCTTAATGCTGAGTTAGCAGGGTTATCAGCAGCGTTTGTCCACTTAGTACCCATAACGTGATAAGCACTATGGTAGTCAACAGACATAACATCTTGCTTAGATAAGATGTTTCTTTCTGCTTCAATACCTAACTCAGACTGCTGACCTTCAAGAATTACTCCTGACTTCATTAAGTAGCAACGGAATTCCTGACGATTACCAGTAGATGTTGGATCGTTGATATTTACCTGAGAGTCAATTACAACTGTGCAACCAGCAAACTGACCAATTGATCTGTCAGTTACACCAACTCCACCACCACCCCAAGTAATACCTGTACCAGTTGATAAGGCAGAAGTTGAGAATGTTAGTAGACCTACCTGGTATAAGTAATAGGCAACCGCAGGGTGAACTATAAGAAGATCAAGTTCTTCTCCTCTTTCTCCTAAAAGGGAACGAGCTTCTGCAACAGTAGCAGCAGTAAGATAG